GCTGTGCTCTCGTCCGGGAAAACTTTTGTTTTATTTGCTCGCCTAGCTCGAGCACTCCAGCGCGCATTGGATTCTTCGAATCCATTAAAATCCGGTATTTATAGTGTCACTTTTGCATATTTAGGATTAAGAGGTTGAATCAGGGAATGGAGAAACCTGATTCCCATTCGGGCAAAAGTGTGGATTTCATAATTTGACTGAACACGACGTAAGGGTGTTTACGGGTCAACTTCGTTGACGGCGTGGACTGTAGTTAACATAATGCAAAGCAAGAGTGCCGCAAGAGTAAGCGCATTACTCAAGGGCGCTAGGATGTTTACGCGATTCCGCGACACGGACTTCGTCCGGCGCTCTCACTGCGTTAATGGTGTCCTACGGACAGTGTTAAAGGGCTGTAAAAACAGCCCTAAAAGAACAGAATACAATCAGAATAAGTTAAATGAAAAGGAGTAGGTAAAGTATTCTGATCATAAAAAGAAGACTTAAAATGATACCTAACTACAGAGTCAGGATAATACTTGCGAAGACTGTTCAAAGACGAACGAACGTTATTACCACTAAAGTCATAGACAGGAATCAAAGTGCCATCCAACAATATTGTAAAAACACTACAAGTTTTAAACACTGAATAAATAGCATTAGCTTTCTCAACATTAACCCGAAATAATTTGTTTGTTTTCATATCCTTTGTTTTTGATTACATTACAAAGATAGCATTTTATTATGAAATTCCAAAGAATATAATGTTAAATAACATTATAAAATGTTAATCGAGTCAGGGGTAAATAACATTTTAAAATGTTGATCGAGTCAAGAATCCCTTCCAGCTATAAGCCGGAAGGGGTTAAAGATTAATAATAAGGATTAGGGGTAGATAAACTCCAGCCGTGAGCAGCCTTGGTGGCTTTTTTGGCTGCTCCAAGTTTACCACCTAAATAAAATGTACCAACAGCATTACCTACAGGTCCAAGAATGTCTTTAAGAAGTTCCATTATGTTGTAATATGTAGAATTGTTCTTCCAAGACGATTTTTCACGATCTTTAAAGATTTCGGACATTTGCGAAGCAATGCGAGCAGCATTAGATTCATAGCGAGCCTGAGTAGCTTTGGACATACCGGCCTGCCAAGCATCGTTGTAGAAGCCATTATAATAAGCGGCGTTAGCACGATACTCAGCGGCCATGGCTTTGAACTGATAATCAGCCAGTCTATCAGCCATCTTGTTATTAAGCTTCTGACCAACAGCCTGAGCTTCAAGAAGAGCCTGCTGTTTGATCTGGGTTTTTACCTGAGCCTCTGAAAGCTTACCGGCCTTATACTGAGCAAAGGCATTAGCAGTTTTCAGGAAAAATTCAGCCTGCTGCTGGGCGGGCATAAATTTATTGACTATTCTCTGACCTTCAGCTTGAAGTCCAAGAAGAGTGCCTTGAGCAAGGGCTACTTTAATATCCGTCTCAGCAGAGAGGTTTTCCAAACGTTTTTTACGCAGATCGATACCAAGCAAGTTGGGTGCTTCATTCTGTCGGCCTAGTTTATACACATCGGTAAGCCATTCAGAATTACCTCCAATCTTCGACATAATGTCAGCTTTCATCAAATCGTCTCCATAAGCACTCGTTAACCTAGCGTCGATACCACTGGAAATAGCACTACCTATCTGTGCTATACCAGAGGCTACATTCTGAAAATCAGCAGTATATCCGGTATAAGCCGGAAGACTAGGTACCTGAGAAGCAGAGGCCTGAGAACCAGAACCGGGAGACGACTGTGCACCGGACGTAGAAGCAGATCCAGCATCTATATTCATGTTATAGGGATTAAAGCCAGCAGCTTCCATACGGGCACGTTGTGCAGACGGGTCGTTATATGCGTTTTCACGGTTCCACTGATCCAAATTCCATTGTTGCGAGGCTTCGCGTTCAGAGGTTTGAAAATCACGATTCTTCAACGCTTCCGAAGCGTTGAATTCGTTATTAATCTGATTGATCTCTTTAGCGGCTTTAATGGAACGCTTTACAGACTTATTGGACATTCCGGAACCGAATAAACCAGATACAAGAGAAAGACCACCGGTAGCAAGGGTGGCCGTTCCAGGATCAATTGGCATTATTCAGCAACTTTTCCAGAATCACCAGTCGCCTCAGACTGCTGATTGGGTTGTATTGATTCCGTGAGTGCATCAAGCTCAGAGCGGATAGAGTCTCCTGCTGATCCAAGGGATTCAATCCAAGCAAGGACTTCGGAAGGAGTTTGTATAAACCGGGACTTAATTGCTGTAAACAATTGTTCGTCTGTATATTTATTATCATACGGAGATTTTTTAGGCTGTATTCCACGAATAAGATTCAGGTACGATTCTTCGCCAATCTGATTACGAAGACGTTCGGCATTCATAAGGAGGTTAACATCTGAAACGTAATGAATTACTCCATCATCATCTTTTACATAGCGAAGCATTTCAACCGGACCAATCTGACAATAAATCGCAGACTTTAAAACTCTGGCAGCATCTAACGCGGGGGTTTCAACTGTCTTATCTTTTTCTTTTTCTTTTTCCATAATAACAAAAATTAATAAGGCATTCCATCATAATCAAAGTTACGGACAGCTTTAATATCCATATACAGGGCGGTTAAAAACTGATCAGTATCGATTGTATCATCACACTTAACATTAAAAATACTATCCAGAACACGGGGGTTTACCTTAAAGAAACCATAATTGAGGTTCAAAGCCAACGCTCCGGAAGAAGTTACAGATGATTGTAACCATTTAGAAACATAGGAAGGATCCAGTGGAGCGACCCAATTCTTAAGGGTCGAGCGAAAGGCACCAAGAACTTCATCGTAACGGGTTTTCACATCAAAAAAACGGGGAAGATATCCCATAGTCTGAATACGATAATCCACGCCGGAAGTCCATTTAATTTCACGACTATTTACAAAACGACCAAACTGAATGGTTTGCATACCGATACTATCAAATTCCGGGAACGGAAGATCTGCAGTATTCGTATAAAGAAGATTCTGAGGTTGTCCGGTAACCACATAATCCAAGAGAGGTACATTATGATAAATACCAATAATAATACCATACTCATCGAATTGACCAGAAAAACTTCCCTGGCCGGTACCAACACCTTTACCAGCGATTTCAGCAACATTATCACCAGTAATATTAGTATTAACTACTTCTGAAAGATCGATATTAGAACTGGAACCTCCAAGATAAACACACTTATCTGAAAGAACGGGACTTAAAGACACACCAAAATGCGCCATAATCTGACCACGGGCATCCTGATCGGCGAACTGAGATACTTCACGATACTTTTGTACAGCCTCTGCCATACGGAGTTGCAGAACAGAAAAGGAGGAAGCCAATCCAGCAGCACGCTGTGCATAAACGCCATATGTAGTATTAGCATTAAGAATAGATGAAGTCTGCATTTCCAAAGCAGAGTGTTGAGTAGGACTAGAACCACTACGAGCAAGTAGTCCAGCACGTAATGAACCATCACTTACATCAACTAATCCAACAGGAAAAGTTCCTTCGGATCCGGAAGCATCAACAACAGACACATCACCAAGCTGAGAATCGGGCATTACACCCATGAACATATCCTTCGGCCAATTGGCGTAGCGAAGAGTGAAGAGGTTATCATCAGAATAATACTTCTCTGCAAGAGTCTGAGAAGTCAAGGATGCAAGAACATTTCCTCCGGAATACCAGTCGAAGTTATAAGTATATGGTTGATTTTTTTCCCATTGAGTAAAACGGAAAAAATCAGCATAAACCTTTTGATAAGCAGCAAGGGGGAGAATGTGCATTGAAGTCCAACCAGTAGAAGATGTTTCCGAACTACGAAGATCCAAGGAAGACGAAAGACCTATACTAGCAGACTTCGTCACGTCAACACTACTCGGAAGAAAATTACCATACCGAAGATACATTAACAATTTCGCCGACAGAGTTAATGAATTAAATCCCAAAAGGTTGGAAAAATCTTTAGAAGACGAAGTATAAAGAGTACTAAGAGTACCAAGACCTGAAAAATTAGTATTACTAACAGTAATCCAGGGAATATCAGTAGTCACGACCTTATTTGAAGACAGTCCGGTGGCCTGAACGGGATTATCCTGCATCTGCATCAAGGCAGTAGGTAAGTTCTTGTTAATCAAACGGAGAGGTACAAAATAGAAGTCCAGATATTCACGAATACGGGTATAAGCAGCTGTGTTTAACGGCTGAGTACGGGTGAAAAGCTG